GGAGAAAACCAAGCGGGAACTGGAAATCATGCAGATTGCCAAAGATCGCTATGGTATTGACATAACTGACGGGCAATTGATATGGCGTCAGTGGAAAATGCGCGATCTGGCCACAAAACGCGAAGCGGAAGGGATGGGGCTAACCGGTGAGCAGCTTTTCAAACAGGAATATCCGCTTACCATCCAGGAGGCATTTCAGGCGGGTGCCGGCAATGTGTTTGACGGGGAGAAAGTCGATGCGATTTTTCCGCTCCCGGCGTTTACGCAACAATCGATTGAGGTCAAATATCGAGTTAATTGGCAGGAGCGAAGCCCGCAGGAGAAAGAAATCATTGAGGTGCTTTTGACGGGTGCAAATGAATTATTGAAGCTCAATGTGACATTGTGGTCGCTTCCCGATCCCCGGAAGCAATATGTCGTCGGTATTGATCCGAGCGACGGAGAGGGGGCAGATAGTAGCGCCATTGACGTATGGGAATTTGACCAGACACAAGCAGGTAAGCGGCGTCAGGTTGCCCAATTTTATGGCAAAGTGCGGCCGGATGAGTTGGCGGAAATCGGCGTGGCAATGGCCAAATACTATAATAAGGCGTTCATGGGCGTGGAAAATAATATGCTCACGACGATTTTGTATGTGAGCAAAGTGTACGACAATTATTATTTTGAATTGAAGGTCGATGAACGCAGTGCCAAGCGTACTAAAAAGATCGGATTCAATACCAACAGCATGACACGCGACCTCATCATTGACAATTTTCTCATTGCGTTTGATGAAGATGCGCTCGAAATAAACAGCACGGTGACGATCCGGGAGATGAAGACGTTTATCAAAAATCGTGACAGCAAGCGCCGGGAGCATGCCAATGGGAAGCATGACGATGCGTTATTTGCCGGATTTATCGCAGGCCACATGATCCAATTCTATCCTCACAAGGCCAGGGTCTTCCAACAAAAGCCATTTTGATTTCCCCTGTTGTGCGGTACAATAGTGATATACTTATCCTATGGCAGAACCGAATATAGCGACCGCAAACGCCCCACAGAATCCAACTGTGCTTCCCGGAGCAGATAAGCCATTTGTCGTGACTCCTAATGTGCCGGCGCAGACTTTTCCCGATGCCGCCGCCGCATTGCGGCTTTCCCTGTATAACTATTACGAGCTTCTTTTTTTGGGCCAGCATTACGATGCGTTTAATTTGCGGATCGCAAGCGGCGAATATAGCAAAGCATACTCAAAGTTGCGTTATGTGATGGCTAATTTTGCAGGATTGGTGTCAAAAGTTGTGGCAGATATGCTTTTTTCCGAGCAGGTAACCATCAAAGCCCCGGATGGCGACCAGGAATTTATCGAGGGGTTGTGGCACGACAACGATTTGGATATCCAGTGTTATGAGAGCGCGCTTTCCAATTCGTATGAAGGCGATGCGTTATTTAAGCTCCGGGTCGGCAAGAGGCATCCCAATGATGAGGAAAATAGCGTCATAATCGAAGACATCACGCCAAAAATCTATTTTCCCGTCACTGATCCGTTCAATACCCGGGCCGAGCCGTTGCAACAGGTATTGGCATGGGTCTTCAAAAAGGGTGAAAAACGATATCTGCGCAAGGAAATTCACGAGCCCGGCATCATTCGTAATGAAGTGTACGAAATGGAAGGCATAACGGTGAAAACCCAAGTCGGTTTGGATATTTTGGGGATTCCGGGTTTATTACCAGTTGAAGATACCGGTATTGATGATTCGCTTTTGGTGCATATTCCCAATTGGAAAGTCGGAAACCGAAGTTTTGGTATATCTGATTATTACGATCTGGATACGCTTTTTTATGCGATCAACAACCGCATGACCAAGGTTGACAGCATATTAGATAAACACAGTGATCCGATTCTGTTGGTGCCGACCGGCATATTGGACGAAAAAGGGAACGTCGATAAAAAGAAAATCGGCGTCATTGAGATTAAAGAAGGGGAAAACAACAAGCCGGAATATGTGGTATGGGATGCGTCGCTTGAAAATGCGTTTAAGGCAATCGAGAAGGATGTTGAGCTACTGATGATGGTGGCTGAAATTTCCCCGGATGTCTTTGGTATGGGCCAGGGTCAGGCAGATAGCGGCCGGGCGCTCAAGTATAAATTGCTTCGGACAATCGCTAAAGTCGCACGCAAGAAGCTCTACTATTACCGCGGTTTGCAAAAAGTGCTTTATGTCGCACAAAAATTGGCAAAAGAATATGGCGTGAAAATTGAAGGCAAAGCACTTGCCGGCGAGCCGGTCAAGCCGGACTTGCGTTTTGCTGACGGATTGCCGATTGATGAGAGTGAGCAAGTTATCAATGAAACAGCGGCAATTGACGCCGGTATTACCAGTACTAAAGATGCAATCATGCGTGTATATAACGTGGACGAGGCAACGGCGAAAAAACAGGTTGAGGAAATCAATAAGGAAAAAATGGTCGCGCTTCCCAAAATGGATTTGGGCAAAAATCCTAACCCGTTTGATAAGAAAATGCCGATGGATAAATCCATGAAATAATATGTATGCCGGACGTATACCCGCTCCAAGTCGAAGTAAACGAGGACAATATCCTCAAAATTACCAGCACGTTTAAGGGTGCGTATAAGGATATTGTCGATGAGATCGTGGGGGCCACCAACTTCGGTGTTGCAAACCGCAAAGCAATTCTCAAGCAAATAGAAGCGATCCTCGCGGAACTTGGTACGGATGTAGAATCATTCATCGAAACGGAACTTCCCAAATACTATAAAACCGGCGCGGATGATGCCGTGGTGCAGCTTCGAAATACCGGAGTTGATGTCAGTGTATCCGAAGGATTTAATCGGATACATAAGGAAGCAATCGTGGCGCTTGTTGATGATACAGCCGAAGCATTTGGCGAAAGCATGACTGGTGTGGCCCGGAGTGCCCGGCTTCTGTTGGGCCGCGCAGTACGTGAGGCTATAACCCAGCGGATGGCGACCAGTATCATTTCCGGCGATGCACTTCGGGACATAAAATTGATGATAAAGGGATTGCTTGAGGAGCAGGGATTGGATGCGCTTATTGATCGTGGCGGGCATAAATGGACGCTTGACCGATATGCCGAGATGCTTTTTCGTACCAAGGCAGTTGAGGCGCGAAATCGCGGGCTCGCAAACCGGATGGTAGAAAATGGCTATGACTTGGTGCAGGTATCCAATCACAATACCGATCATGAGGCATGCAGGGTGTGGGAAGGAAAGATATTGTCAATCAGCGGAGAATCTGACGGATATCCTACGGTAGCCGAGGCAGAAGTCGCCGGACTTTTTCACCCTCAATGCAAGCATGCAATCAATGTGCTCATTCCCTCATTGGCCGCCAAAACTCGGGCGTATGATCCAAATACAAAAACACTCATGGGGCCGGGAGAAACTATAGTTTTTGACGAAAAGACAAAAAAATATAAAACAGTAAAACTTCCGAGGGCTTGACATTTTGATTATAGTACACCTATGATAGTAAGTAAGGCGTTTCTTGGTGGTAGCGACCACTAAAAAAAGCGTAAGATATGCCAGAACCGGTAATTCCTGTTGTAGAGCCAGTAAAACCCGTTGTACCCAAGGTGGATGCAACAGTGCCATTTGATCCAACGAAAGTCGGCGATGAAGATTTTAATAAAGTCTTCGATGACCCGAGAACATTTGCACATCCTCGCTTCAAAGAGTTGACGGAAGCTGCCAAAGAGCTGAAAGCACTCAAGAAAGCACAGGTTGAGGCAAATGAAGCAAAACTGGTAGAAGAAAAAAAGCATGAGGAATTAGCGGCGTTGCGGGCAACAGAGCGTGATGCGGCAATAGGTAAGTATAATAACTCGCTTATTGATAACCAGATCATCATGGAAGCTGCGAAGAAGGGCATAACTGACCTGGATGCAGCCAAAAAGCTCATAGAACGCGCAACTATCAAAGTCAACGAAGATGGCACCGTATCCGGTGTCACTGAGGCAGTTGACGCGCTTGTAAAAGACAAACCGTATTTAGTAGGAGGAAAAAAGGGAAGTGTGGGCCAAGGAACGAATCCGCCAAACCCGGAAGGAAACGCAGGGAAATTTACTATAACGCAAATTCAAGACCCGGTTTTTTATGCCGCCAATTTCGAGGCAATAAAACTGGCCGGAGCCAAAGGCGAAATAGTAGATGATCGGCCGGTGTAAGGCAAATTCTTCTTTTCCCCATACAAAAAATCCCGTAGAAATATATGCCAAATTTTACACCGACGACCAATGCGGTCGCCATTCCAACGATCATAGCCCAGGAAGTGATCCGGCTAATGCCCGGGTATATGAGCCTGGCTAAATTTGTGTCCAAGGACACTGACTGGACAGGTCAGGATTTTGCTACCTATGGACAAACTCTTGATATCGTCAAGCCGGGAGCGCTGACGGTCAGTACAAAGACCGCCGGTACCGCGATGAGCGCGCAATCCCCGACTGCAACGAAAGTGTCGGTGGTACTCAACCAACACAAGTACATTGATGTACTTGAGGAAGATATCACCAAGCTGTTGCAGAAGCCGGATTTGCAGGCTGCATACGCCCGGGACATGGCCATCAAGCTCGCCGAGGATGTCGAGAGCTATATATTCTCGCTCCACCCAAATCTCACGAGCACCGTGAGCTTTGACAAGACGAGTGCGACGACCGTGGAGGCATCATTTCTCCGTTTGCGGAGCAAGTTTGCGCGCAACAAGGTGCCGCAAGCGATGCCAAAGGGTGCGTTTCTTGACACGTCGATCATCGACGAACTGTTGAAGATCGATAAGTATTCCCGCGGGGACTACATCGGGAATACCGAAGCTGTAAATTTGGGTGCGATACGACGCATCTATAATATAAACATCTTCGAGAGTCAGCTTGTCCCGACAAGCGGTAGCCCTGTGGCATACCACAATGTCGCAACGACCCCTTATGGGTTCGTACTCGTCAATCGGCCGATGCCGCTTGACGGAAACGGCAAAGGTGTGCGCCAGACGAATATGCGTGATCCCAACACGGGAATCACGTTTCGTCTGACCGAAGGGTACTCGCATGCCGACTTGGGCAGCCGGTTTACCATAGATGTGATCTATGGAGCCGCAGTCTGTGACTCGGCTCAAGTGCACGAAGTCGAGAGCACGTAACATTGAATTACGAGAAATTAGAGGGGTACCGACTGGTACCCCTCTTTTTCGTGGTTTCAAGAATGGGAAATTTGTAATATGATAGTAAGATGCTGTACCTGCGTAATCCTGTCGGCCGCATCATCGTTTTTGATACCCAGGATCACTATAATCAATACGTCAACCAGGGAGGATTTTCCAAGCTCACCGAGGATGAGGTAAAAGAGTTTGAGGCAGAACGGACAGCATGGTTTGAGGCAATGAGGATAGCCAAGGAAGAAGAAGGCAAGCCGCCGACCGGTATCCATTTTGTGACGGTCAGCCCGGGCGGCGCTGATGGCTTTGGGGTAGCAAGCGGTGTGCTTCTGCGCGAACTTCGAAAGCTCGGTATAAACGTCAAAACATACTATGATGGTCAGAAGCTCGCTGTCTTATTCCATAACCCCTACTCAATCACTAGCCTCGAAACACCTTACCGGATCATCTATACCATGTTTGAGAGCGATAAAATCCCGGATGACTGGATAGACTATCTGCAACTTGCCGACCGGGTGATCGTGCCATCCCACTGGTGCCAGAAAGTATTTGCCAAATCCGGTATCCAGGCAAGCGTGGTGCCCTTGGGGTATGATCCAATGATTTTTAAGCCGGTTACCCGCCCAAGCCGCCGGGAGAATAACGATTATTTTACCTTCCTTCACTATAACGCCTACAATGCCCGCAAGGGGTTTTTGGAAGTCTATAAGGCGTTTACGAATGAATTTGCCATCGATGAGCCGGTACGGATGATCTTCAAAACGACGCTCACCAATCCCTATCAGCATTTTCCGATCAATGAGGAGATATACCGCAACATCGAAGTCATTGCCGGGCAGGTGTCGCCATTTGATATGCAGAGGATTTTGGCTAGGAGTGATTGCTTTGTGTTTCCCAGCCGCGGTGAGGGATTTGGCGTGACACCTCTTGAGTGCATGGCAACCGGTATGCCGGTGATTGTACCTAATGCTCATGGTATCAGCGAGTATTTTGATCCGGCATATATGTATGAAGTGAAAGTCGCCGGGCCGTCGCCTGCCCTTTATAGTCGGTATAAAAATATGGATGTCGGGCAGATGGTAACATGTGACATAGATGATCTAAAGCGTCGCATGCGGTGGGTCTATGAACACCAGGATGAGGCAATGACACGGGGCAAGGCAGCGATTGATTATGCAAAAAAATGGACGCTTGACCGGACAGCCGATATGCTAAAAAAGATTATTGATGATGTGCTTGAAAAACCGCCCAAACAACAGAACATGGCGAATTTTTTACAGCTTGAGCCAGTCAAATAAAAGGGGGTGAGAAATATGGGGAAAATAAAATCAGAAGAAGTCGTGAGTGCTCCGGCAAAGTTGGCGTTTCGGTATGTCTGTCATGGATGCACGAAGCCGGCGGGATACGGCGCGACACCGTTTGAATTTTCATCGTTGCCATGCCATCACTGCGATCACATCAATGCGTATCGCCCGGAAAATTGGATAGCCATGGGAGAGGCAGAAGCGGCAGAGGTAAATCGTGGATAACTTTGTTGATAATTTGAGAATATCTTTATGAACGTCCGATATTGCGGCCCCGGGTTAGATTTTTCGGGATATGGCGAAGCCAATCGTCACGATATAGCTGCGCTCACGAGCGCGGGTGTTGGCGTGACTGTTGAGTTGACCCGGCATTGTTTGGAAATAGCAGAATTTGGCCAGTTGGGCGAGATGGTGCGCAATTTGTCCACCATACCGCTTGAGTATCAGATAAAAATACTGCATACGACGCCGAACATTTACGGCCAGTTTATCGAGCCTGGCAAGTATCACATCGGTCGGGTGTTTTGGGAAACCGACAAACTCCCGCCGGATTTCGTTGCCGGCATCAATTTAGTTGATGAGATATGGACAGGCAGTGAATTTTGTGCCCAGGCGATCAAAAATTCCGGCATAACCAAGCCTATCTACATCATCCCCGAGGCAATTGACACCAATATCGGCACGGTGTTGCCGTATAAGACGCCCAGAATTGAGGAATATAGGTTTTATTCCATCTTCGAGTGGACGGAGCGGAAAAATCCCGTGGCGCTTCTGGAAGCCTATTGGCAGGAGTTTATCGAAAAAGATGCTGTTGCATTGGTAATTAAGACGTATGTGGACAATTTCACCCCGGATAAACGAAGGGAGATCAACGAGCATATTGCCAATATCAAAAAGCGTTTGCAGCTCCCCTATTATGCCCCGGTGTATCTCTATCGGCATCTGGTAGCCCGAAACCAAATGTACGCCTTCCATAAGACATTTGACTGCTTTGTGAGCCCGCACAGGGGCGAAGGATGGGGCATACCGCAGATGGAAGCCATGCTCACCGGCAATCCGGTAATTTCGACCAATTGCGGTGGCATCCATGAGTATTTGAAGGACAAGGAAACGGCGTATCTCCTGCCCTGTACAATAGTGCCGCTGGTCGGCAATACCCGTAATCAGCAATGGTACCGTGACGATCAGAAGTGGGCCCAAGTAGCAGTCGATGATATCCGGGCCACCATGCGGTATGTCTATAGTCACAGGGATGAAGCAAAGGCAGTGGGAGAACATGGACAAAAACTCGTAAAGGATATGTTTGCCACCGAAGTTGTTGGAAAAAAGATGTTGGAACGATTGCAGGCAATTATTTTGACTACTTGACAAACATATTACATTTATATTACAGTACTGATATATGAATGAAGAAGACATGGGGAAAATAAAAGAATTTTTACTAAATGCAAATGGCAAAGCTTGTGTTTTGTGGCATAGCAAGGTTGAAAAATTTGGAGAAGGATTGTTATTTTTTGATGAGAACAATAATAAAGAGCTTTATATCGAATTAACAATAGAAAAAAGTCATTGTCCGAATTGTGAGTGCTGATTATGAAAATTCAATATCTGTCATGTCACGCGGTACTTGAGTACGACGAAATGAAGCTCTGGACGGAGCTTGGACATGAAGTTTACGGCAACGGCTGTTATCGTGATCCCCGCGGCTCCTATACCCTGCCCCGCCCCGGTATCCCCAACGCTCCCCTGGATGAGAAATTTATCGAATTGA